TGTAGATGCACCTCAATATTATTTAATGGGTACATCAACTAATTTTGCTAATCTTTCATCTATAGCTACATCAGGTAGTGTTCCTACATTTAGAGTATCAGGAGTTATTAGGGATTTTTTAGTTACAGGAAATCAACCTACAAATCAAAATAGAATACAATGGTCAGGTATTAATGATATTACTACTTGGTTATCAGGAACTAAACAAGCTGATCAACAAGATCTACCAGGTTCAGGTGGTGAGATTGTAGCTATAACTTCAGGTGAATATGGATATGTATTTAGACAAAATCAAATTATCCGTATGGACTATGTAGGTGGTGCAACAGTATTTAGATTATCAGTTATATCTCCTAATAGAGGAGCTGTTTATGGTAAGACTGTAGCACAAGATAATAGACGAGTTTTCTTTTATGCTGATGACGGATTCTTTGAAATACAAGGTGATAATGTTGTTGGTATAGGAGCAGAAAAAGTAAATAGATTTTTTGATCTTGATTTAAATAAAGGATTTACAGATAGAATATGTGCAGCTGTAGACCCATTTAATCAGCTAGTTATGTGGTTATATCCATCAACACAAAACCAAGCTAATACTACAGGTATTTGTGATAGGATTTTAATATATAACTATGCTACCAAAAAATGGTCTTTAGCAGATACAAATGCTAGTTTTATATTTAGTCAATTTGTAGGAGCATATACAGTAGAGTTAATGGATATTATATCTCAAAATCTTGAGAATATTAATATAGCTCTAGATACTGATTTTTGGTCAGGTGGGCAAAAGCTTTTAGGGGCTATAAATAACTCTTACGAAGCTGCAATTTTCAGTGGAACTGAGAATATTTCTGAGATAGAGACTTCAGAAGTTGAGATATTTCCTGGTCATAGAGCTTCTATAACTGGTGTTAGACCCATAGTAGATGCTCAAGCTACAGTAACTATTAAGACTAGAGATAGATTAGCAAATGCTGTTACAGAATCTAGCTCTGCGACTATGACAGATAGTGGTATCAATCCTATTAGACAATCAGGAAGATACTTTAGAGCAAATGTCAAAGTACCAAGTGGTACAATATTTAATCATGGTCAAGGAATAGATATAACAGCTGTAAAAGCAGGTATAAGATAATGAAGTTCATTTTGGGTTTGATAGAAAAGTATTCATCTAAGCTAAATGTTTGGGCTTGGAATAAAAGATGGAATAAACGTGACAGACAAAACTGATATAGATAACGTAAGATATAGTTTCGAAACACAAGAGTTTTTTCAAAGACAAATTGAAGAAGCTATCAATACATTAATTAACGAAAAAAATACAGAAAACAACAAAGCGTATGCTTGGTTTATAGGAGAGTAAATGGCAGGTATAAAAAATTATAGTAGTACAGCAGCTAATAATACATCAGTAGGAGGTGTGTCTATTGCAGAAGGTATGTTACCTTCTAATATTAATAATGCATTTAGAGCTGTAACTGCTGATATTAGAGAATGGTATAATGATGCACAATGGGTAATCTATGGTGATGGTGATGGAGCGCATACATTTACTTATTCTAGTGCAACAGCATTTAGAGTAGATGGTGCAGATGTAACTTCTTTTTATCATGCTGGTAGACGAGTTAAAGCTGTAGGAAGTTCTACAGGAACAATTGTTGGAACAATATCTAGTTCAGCTTTTTCAACTAATACAACAGTAAATGTAACTTGGGATTCAGGATCTTTAGCAAATGAAACTTTAGTTATATATGTAGGTATATTATCTAAAACAGATGATTCTATACCTGAAGATGTTATTGATACAGCTAATTTAAAAGATAGTGCAGTTAGTGCTGCTAAATTTGCAGATGGTTCTGTTACTGCTGCTAAACTAGCAAGTAGTGCAGTAGAAGCTGCTAAAATTAATAGTAATGCAGTTACTGAAGCAAAGATTAATGCTGGTGCAGTTACTACAACTAAAATAGCAGATGGAAATGTATCAACTGCAAAAATAGCAGATAGTGGAATAACTACTGCTAAAATAAATGATGGTGCTGTAACTACAGCAAAACTTGGAGCTGATTCTGTTACAAATGCAAAAATTGCAGATGATGCAATAGACTCTGAACATTATACAGATGGATCTATTGATACAGCTCATATTGCAGATGCACAAGTAACAACAGCAAAGATTGTAGATGCTAATGTTACAACTGCCAAGATTGCAGACGATGCAGTCACAGCAGCTAAAATAGCAGATGCAGTTTTAGTAACAGCTTCTGAGCATGCATCACATACACCTGATGAAGTTACATTATTAACTACAGCTGGTTCTGATGCTAGATATTTTAGACAAGATTCAAGTGAAACAATTGCATCAGGTAATACTTGGTCATCAGGAGATACTCATATTGCTACAACTGCAGCAATTGATGCAAGAGTTATAGACTTAGTAGATGATGTTGGAGGCTTTGTTCCAATAGCAAATGAAACAAGTTTCCCAGCAGCTAACCCTGATGTTAATAATGCTGCAGGTACAATAGTATCTGTAAAAGAAATATCTTCAACTAGAACTCCATCAACAGGTACAGTTACAATTGCTAATGGACAAGGATCAAATACAGTAACAATTAATAATTGTGGAACTACAGTTTTAACTGCTGGATTTGGTGTTCTTCTTGAAACTACATCAACTTTAAATACTTATAATTTTCATAGATTAGTTCCTAAAGCAACAGAAGTAACAACAGTTGCAGGTATCGCATCTAATATTACAACAGTTGCAAATAATGATTCTAATATTACTGCAGTAGCAGGTGATGCAACAGACATTGGTACAGTAGCTGGATCTATCAGCAATGTAAATAATGTAGGTGGCAGTATTTCTAACGTAAATACAGTTGCTTCTGATTTAGGTGGATCTAATAATATAGGAACTGTAGCTGGTGGAATAACAAATATTAATAATGTTGGTGGATCAATATCTAATGTAAATACAGTCGCTACAAATATTACTAATGTTAATACTACAGCAGCAAACATAGCTGGTGTTAATAGCTTTGGTGAAAGATACAGAGTAGAATCATCGGCTCCAACTAGTTCGTTGGATGTGGGTGACCTTTATTTTGATACGACAGCTAATGAATTAAAAGTTTACAAATCAAGTGGTTGGGCAGCAGCAGGTTCTACAGTAAATGGAACTTCAGCTAGATTTACATATACTGCTTCAGCAGCACAAACTACATTTACAGGATCAGATGATAACGGAAATACGCTTGCTTACGATGCTAGTTTCGTTGATGTATACTTAAATGGTATTAAGCTAGTTAATGGTACAGACGTAACTGTTACTTCAGGTACATCTGTTGTATTAGCTTCAGGTGCAGCAGCAAATGACATCGTAGACATTGTTGGATTTGGTACATTTAATGTAGCTTCAATTAGTGCTTCAAATATTACAAGTGGAACCTTAAATGCTGCTAGACTTCCATCTAGCGCTGTTGATGCTAGTTCTTTAACAACAGGTACTTTACCTAATGCTAGACTAAGTTCAGATGTTACACAAAATACAGCTACACAAACTTTAACTAATAAAACTTTAACTGCTCCAACAATTAATGATGGAGTGATTAGTGCAGCTTATGGTGGATTAACTGCTAAAGGTGATGGATCAAGTAATGCTGGTTACATACAATTAAATTGCCATGTTAACAGTCATGGTATACGTCTGAAATCTCCACCCCACTCATCTGCTCAAAGTTACACTTTAACTTTTCCATCAACAGCACCATCTGCTGATAAATTTATTAAAACAGATGGATCAGGAAATCTAAGTTTTGCAGATGCTGGTGGTGGAGTTAATGAAGTTTTTTTCTTTGCTTATAGATCATCTAGTGATGGATCACAAACAATAGCTGGTGATACAGCGACTAAAGTATTATTACCTACTGAACTTTATGACACGTCAACTGCTTTTGCGAGTAGTACGTTTACTGTTCCAAGTGGCAAAGGTGGATATTATTATTTACAAGGTAAATTAAGAGATGCTTTTAGTGATAGTCAGACTCGTAAATTAATGATATATAAAAATGGTTCTAGCTTAATTGAAAGTAGAGAATTTAATAATGGTGCAGGGAGACACTATACTCATGTTTCAGGAGTTTTTAATTTATCAGCTAGTGACACTATTGAACTTTATTGTTTTCATTCACAAACAGGAATAAACAAAGCAATAGATGGCTCAGATGAACTTGAAACATCTTTAATGGGATATAAATTAATAACGTAGGATAAATTATGGCATCACTTGTTACAAAAACAAAACTTTATATTGAAGATAACTCTGACACTTTTGATTCTACAAAAGTAACATTTCAAAATGATGGATCAGGAGATTACATTAAGAGTTGGAGTTATGATTTTGCTCAACCAACAGAAGAACAATTAGGATCATTTGAAAGTGCTGGAGATGTTATTGAAAACAATGCTGAAGTAGATTCAACAAGAGTAAAAGAATATGGCTCATGGCAAAATCAATTAGACGAAATTTATCATAACATAGACGATTGGAAAGCAAGAATTAAACAAGTAAAGGACAATAATCCTAAAGAATAAACAGGAGTAAAAAAATGACTAAAGCAAGAGATTTCGCAGATATAGCAGGAGCAGTTAGTGGTGGCAAAATAGCTAGTACTGATGTTAATGTATCTTTTGAAAATATAAATGACACTGGTACTGAAGGAACTAAAATTGCAGCAGGAACTACTGGACAAAGAGGATCTACTGAGGGTCAGATTAGATACAATACTACAACTAATTTAACAGAATATTATAATGGTAATCAATTTTTAAGTGTATCATCACCTCCTGAAGTAACATCAGTTGATGTAACTGAAATAGATAGTCAGGCAGGTGGTAATCAAACAATTGTAATTACTGGTAGTAATTTTGATTCTAGTGCAACAGCTTTATTTCTTGGACAATCAGGAACAGATATTACACCAAGCACAGTAACTAGAAACAGTGCTACACAAATTACAACGACAACAGCAAGAAGTTCTTTTTTAAATGCACAAGAACCATATGATATTAAAGTAACAAACGGATCAGGTTTATCAGGTATTTTAACAGCACAAATTAACGTAGATACTGGTGTAGCTTGGACAACAGCAGCAGGAACTTTAGGTGATTTTGATAGTGCTAGTTCAGTTAGTACAACTGTTGCAGCAACAGACGTTGATGGTGATACTATTGCTTTTTCTTTAGTTTCAGGAGCTTTACCAACTGGTTTATCTTTAAACTCAAGTACTGGTGCAATTACTGGAACAGCACCAACAGTAACTTCAGCAACAACTTTCAATTTTACATTAAGAGCAACAGCAAATACAAAAACAGCAGACAGAGCCTTTTCAATGCAGATTATTTTTGGTAATTACTATGGAGATGGTTCTGATGGAGCTTTAGACACAACACCATAAGGAGTAATAATGGCAAACGTAACTTTTACAGTACCTAATAAAAATGGATCATATGATGGCGATATGGTCGTTAAACAATATACATCTATGGCTATAGATGCTGGTGATACAGTAACTGTAGATCAACCATGCAGAGGTTTAATGATTTTATGTCAAGGTGATTGCACAATTGATGGAACTTTATCTATGAAAGAAAGAGGGCCAAATGCTAATCCAAGTTCATCAGGAGCTAATGATAGTAATACTGTATCAGGAAGTGGATTACAATTACCTTTTTTAACTTCAGCAGGATCAGATAGTTTAACTGCTGCTAATACTTTAATGAATGGTTTTGGAACTACTGCTAGAACTGTTGTCTCAAACTTTAAAACTATTTCAAGTAATGGTGATATTCTTACTGTTGCTTTAAGTGGTGGCTCAGGAGGAGGAGGCACTGGAGGTGGTCAAGGAAATAACGGAGGCACTGCAACTAACGGAACAGGTGGCGGTGGAGGCGGAGCTGGTTTTCATGGAAGAACTGGTGGAGCTGGATCAGCTGGAAATGTTTTTACTGGAGGCTCAGGTGGCGGAGGCGCACAGACTGGTAATGGTGGTTCAGGTGGCTCTAACGGAGGAGCTGGAGGTAACGCTACTTCAGGTGGTCATAACAACTGGTCAGGTGGTGGCGCTGGAAATCCAGGAGGATCAAACAGATATAATGGTGGTTATAGTGGTGGTGGCCCTACAACTGCTGGAGGTCTTGGTGGATTATTAATTTTAATTGTTAAAGGAAACTTAACTATAAATTCAGGTGGAACAATCACTGCACAAGGTGGTGGTGGAGCTGTACTTACTAATACGTCAGCATCTTATGGTGGTGTTTATTCATCAGGTGGTGGCTCAGGTGGTGGTGGTAGAATTATTATCGCACACAGAGGTACTTATACAAATAACGGAACAGTAACAGCAGATGGTGGTCAAGCTAACAATGCTGTCAATGATGGTAACTCAGGCAGAGGTGGCTATGGTGGAAATGGAGTAGTAACAGTTAAACAAGTTCTTTAATGATAAAAATACAAAAAGAATTTTTACAACAAGGGCCTCTTTTAAATATTGTTAATTTAGTTGAGAACCCAAACTTTCCTCTTTATAAATCAGGCTCTATAACTACTAATAAAGAAGATTTTCATTTTTCACATATAATTTACGAAAATAATAAAGGTATTATTAGTGATACATATCATCACTTTCAACCAGTATTTGAAGCATTAGATGTACAAGTTCTTGTTAGAGCTAAAATAAATTTAACTATAAAAGAACCTACAAACAGAATTATTGGTGGTTATCATTTAGATTTATCTAAAACAGTAGATGATAAAAAAATACCAATAGATGAATTGAAGATAGCTATTCTTTATTTAAACACAACTAATGGTCAGACTTGGATTAAAAAAGATAATGAAATAGTTAAAGTAGATTGTATTGAAAATAGTGTAGTAACTTTTCCAAATACTTTAGAACATACTGCAACATCACATACAGATACTAATTTTAGATACGTATTGAACATAAACTATATTTAATGGAAGTTATTAAAAATTTTTTAGAAGAAGAAGCATTTAATGTTTTAGAAAAAGAGCTTACAGATTTTAATAAGATACCTTTTTATTTTAGACCTTATGTAGCAAGCGAAGAAGAAACAGATAAAGATTTTTATTTTACTCATACAATATATGAGAATCATCAACCAAACAGTGATTTATTTGTTTTGCTTACACCAATACTTACAAAACTAAATATAAAAGGATTAATTAGAATAAAGTTAAATTTATATCCAAGAACAGAAAAATTACTTAATCATAATCCACATAAAGATTATGACTATAAACACAAAGGGTGCATATATTCCTTAAATACTTGTAATGGATTTACAGTATTAGGTGATACTAAAGTACCTTCAATAGCAAACCAAGCTTTGTTGTTTGATCCAAGTATTGATCATAACAGTACAACTTGTACGGACAAACAAGCTAGAATTAACATAAACTTTAATTATACTTAACAATGGCTAATATATATAAAAATGCAATGTTTGATCTAACAACGACAAACAAAACAACTGTGTATACTTGTCCTAGTAACAGAACTGCATTAATTAAATCTATACAAGTTACCAATATATCTTCAGGAGCTATCGAAGTAGAAGCATTTACAACAGATTCATCTAATTCTGATGCAGAACATGAAATAGGTCATATAAGTTTAGCTGCAAAGACCATTGATAACCTAGCAAAAAATGTTATTGTTTTAGAATCAGGAGATGTTTTAAAATTAAAGGCAGCATCTGCTAATAATATAGCTGGGATTATAAGCTATTTAGAAATATTTGACGAAAAGTCTGCATGATTGAATTGGTATATATACCTGACGATATGGTCGATGATGCGTGGAAACACGTTGAAAAAGACATTGCTGATGCATTAGCAAGATCTAATGGT